CAGGCCTTGGCGCGGCGGGGTTTGGGCGGGCCATCGGTCGGGTCCGGCTCGGTCGGGCGTTGTCGGGCCGGGTCAGGCATGTCGTGCCGTGGACTGCTCTGGCGAGGTCCGGCGTGGATCGGCAGTGTCGGGCGCGGCAAGCCTAGCTAAGGCGCGGCCGGACATGGCAAGGCCCGGTCTGGCTTGGCGAGGTCTGGTTAAGATAAGGAGTGCGGCATGAGCGTATACGAGGATCGACTGGCGGTGATCACCCGCCTGGAGCTGTCCGCCGAGGGGCTGGCCCGCTACGCCGCCCTGCCGCCGGCCCGGCGCCGGCCGGAGGAGGTCGAGCGGGCGCTGACCTGGGCCGCGCAGAAGATCGCCGCGCAGTCGCAGCTGATCGCCCAGATGCGGGTGGCGATCCAGCCGTTCGCCATGGCCGCGCCGAGCTGGAAGGGCCACGACGGCGACGTCATCTACGACGGGCGCGGCTTCCAGCTGAAGCTGCACCACTTCCGGCAGGCCAACCGGGTCTGGCACAGCCAGCCATGACTGTGCGGGTCGATCCTGAGCGACTGCCGATCTGGGTGGTCTACGACCACCCGAGCGATTGGCCGCAGTTCTACGTGGCCCGGCTGCACTACGCGCTGCCGCGACCGGAGCCGACTGGGTCGGTGCTGATGTACCGGGACCTCGATCCTCTGCGCGAGGTGCTGGCTGACATGGGCTGCACCAAGCTCGACCGCTTCCCCGAGGACGATCCGGCGATCCTGGAAACCTGGATCGCCTGACGGCAAAAGGGCCCGCACGCGGCAAGCCAGCGCGTCGGGCCCTCCTGCTGATCCTAACCGGACTGGCAAGGACCAGGATGCCAGAACTGGCCCGATCAGGCCAGCGTCAGCGTGGGTGCGAGGCCAGCCAGACGTCCTGGCGCGCCAGGCCCTCGACCTCGCCGATGGCCTCGTCGAGCAGGATGCAGCCCTCCGGCGTGCCGCCCGGGTTGTCCTGGTACTTCTGCGCCGCGCAGTTGGTGATGGTGAACATCCCGCCGCCGGAATTGCCCTCGCCGGGCTGGCAGATGCGCCCGTCCAGCTGCAGCGGATTGTCCGGGTGCGGCCAGCTCACCGTCTCGCAGCGGTCGATCGTCAGCCGCGAGCCGGCCAGCGCATTGCGCACCGAGATCGAGCGGATCAGCGTGCCGAAGGCGCCGATCTGGCGGATCGCCACGTCGCCGAACGGCAGGCTCCCGACCTCCTCGGAGAAGAACACCCCCTGCATCGGCGCGCCGGAGCCGCGCCAGATGCGGCAGTCGGCGATCTCGAAGCCCATCGGGTTGCCGACGCCGGTCGTGGCGTCATAGTTGTCCCAGTCGCTGGCCTGGGAGCCGGTGGTGAAGCTCTGCACCGCGTCGGCGTGGTCGCCGCCGGTGCCGGCCCGGCCCTGCGGGTGGAAATCGTGGAAGTCGCAGCCCTCCACCCGCAGCTTCTCCCACACCCCGTGCACGCCGTCGGTGCGCAGCTCGTGGAACTCGCTGTTGCGGATGATGATCTCCTTGCTCACCTGGGCGGTCAGGCCCATCCAGCAGTTGATCACCTCCGCCTCCTCGACCTCGATCCCGCGGCAGCGCGCCAGGTGCACGCCGTGCGGGGTCATGTCGACGCCGTCGATCAGCACGTCGCGCAGCGCGATGTTGCTGCACTGCTCGAGCCGCAGGATGCCGGGCGCGTTCTTCACCTTCGGCGAGCGTACGCCCAGGGTGACGAAGCTGATCCCGTCCAGCAGCGTGCCCTCGATCGCTTCGAAGGTGGTCATCTCGCTGGCCGAGCGGCGCCCGACCAGGGTGATCGGGCCGGTCTTGCCGCGTGGCAGCTTCAGCGGCGCGTAATCGCCGCCGTCGGTGTCGGGGCTGTGGAGGTCCAGCCAGATCGCCGAATACGGCGCCGCCGTCTCCAGCGCGGCCACGACCGCTTGGGTGGTGTTGAGCAATTCGGGCATCTCAGAACTCCTCGTTGGCGGCCCTGAGGGCGTCGTTGAAGGCGTGCAGCTCGTCCCAGGTCATCTGCCCCAGCGTCTTGGCCTCCGGCGCCGGCGCCGGCTTGTCGGTCACCCAGGGCCGGCTCATGCAGGCGTAGCGGGCCTCGTCGGCGCAGTGGTCCTCCGCCGCCGTGTCGACGTCCTCGGCCCGGGTCATATCGTGCTGCAGCACCGGCACCGTCCGCAGGAAGTCGCGGCAGGTGTGGAAGCTCGCCAGCATCGGCCCGACCGCATCCCCGCCGATCCGCGCCCGCATCTGGTCCCAGCCGCCCATCGCGCCCCGGCGCGCGACACGCGTGTTGTCCGCGCGCCGCCAGGTCACGCCCTTGCGGAACATCCGCTCCGCGATCGAGGGCCCGCCGTCGGAGGCGAAGATCGAGGGGTCGGCCACGCCATAGGCCACCTGGTCGGCCTCCTGCAGCTCGGCGATCCCCTCGGCCACCTCCTCAGCTGTTTTCTTCAGGCCGACGTTCGGCTCCCCAGCACAGCCGTACCACTCGCGATAGCGGATCAGCGCCCCGCGCGGCAAAAGCTGCGTGCCGGCGACGGACTCGACCTCGACCTCCTCGTTCACCACCGCCCACCAGCCCACCGAGAAAGGGCGCGCCGAGCCCCAGTCCATCGAGCGGAACCTGAGCCACTCAGCCGGGATCGGGAAAGGGCGGATGATGTTCCTGCCCGACCAGTTGTCGAAGAAGCATCCCTCGACGACGCTCCAGTCGCCCTCGAGCATCGCCTTGCGCAGAGCTTCAGGAAGACCGGCCAGACGCCCAATATAGTTGGGGTCGTTTTTCAGCAGTATAGCATTGTCCTTGAGTTTTGCGGGGATAAACATCCGCTCCGCGCCGGTCGCCGGGTCCTTGATCAGCTCGTAGCCCATCGGCGCCGGGTCGATGAAATAGGCCTTGCAGGCCAGGTGCCCGGGGCCGCCCGGGTTGGCCGCCGCCCTGATCCGCTTGGTCGGCACGTTGTGGGCGCTGCGCAGGCGCGCGCGCAGGTAGCGATAGGCGTAGAGCGAGGGCCACTGGGTCAGCTCGTCCCAGCCGATCCAGGCGTACTGGTGGCCGAGGTAGCGGGTGGCGTCCTGGTCCCGCTCCAGGTAGCGCATCTTCAGGCTGGCGCCGTTCGCCCAGGTCCAGGTGCGCCGCGCCTCCGACCACATCGCCCCGGTCGGCGGGTAGATTTCCCGCGAGCGGGCCTGCAGCTCCTCGAGCTCCGGATAGGTGCGGCGGAAGATGATGCCCTGCCAGGCCTGCCCGTACTTGGGCATGTCCTGCAGATAGTCGCCGAGCAGGAAGTCGGATTTGCCGCCGCCGGCCGCCCCGCCATAGAACAGCTCCGGGCACCAGTCGAAAGCGATGGCGTCAGCCTGCGGGCCGGTCTGCGGCGTCCAAGCGCTCATCGAAGACCTGCACCACCGTCAGCGTCACCTCGGCGGCGACCCGATCGACGTCGTCCGCATCCAGGTCGTCCCGCCGGCTGCGCAGCAGCCGGGCCACCGCCCTGGCCGCTGCGTCAAAGCTCTGCGGGGGCCACCGATCGCTCAGCTCCTGCCCGCCGGCTGCGCCGGTTTCGCCCCCGGTTGCGCCGGTTGCGCCGGCTGTCCCGCCGGCTGCGCCGGCTGCGCCTTGGCCTTGAGGTGGTCGAAGACCTGATCGGCCCGGTCCGCGCCGAGCGCGAGATGCTCGAACGCCTCCCGCAGCTCCCCCAGGCTCAGCTCCACCTTCACGTCCACATCATGGGTCATGGCGCGCTCCCAACGTCTAGTTTCAGCTTGAGATAAGGATACCAAGTCTGGGTTGAGCCACAAAGCTGAGCAAGAGCATTGTCAAGCAAATCTTAACCATGCCGGGGGGGCCTTAGACTTGCGCCATGGCGCTGGTCGCCTATAGCCCCGAAGCGGACCAGAGCCCGGCCGCGCGCGCCAAGCCGTCCGAGCGCGCCAAAGGCTGGATCGACGACATCCGGCTGGCCCAGCGCGACCGCGAATGGTGGCTCAAGCAGAACCGCGAGATCGTCCGCGCCTACCGCCAGGCCTACCGCCAGAACCCCACCTCCAACACCACCGACAAACGCAGGCGCTTCTCG